CCGTACTGCCCACCAATGCCTTGCCGACAATTCTTCTACCCACAAGTAAACAAGTTCTATGTATTCTCCAAGACTCTCTAATGTCTGTAGGCTTTTCCCATTTGCCTGCTTCATCCATGTATAGTATGTGAAGTTTCTCTCCGTCGTACGCGTTATTAGTTGTGTTCTTCCAGTTAATAATAGTATTTAGTGCTTCACCCTGAACAGAAGTTTTATTCTTTTTAGTTATTCTTTTTGACGGCTCTCTAAACGCTAACTCCATTCGTGGATTTGTTGTTCCGTCCTGTATAGGTTTAAAGAAAAAAGGATAAGACCTATAGATAGGTACAACCTTTTTCATGAATATATTTTCTTGAGCATCAGATCCTGTCTTAGACATTATGCCCAGAAGTTTATCTTTTACTTGAGTTGCTTCTCCAGACAATAATGAAGAACTCATCTGAGTATATCCAGATCGCCGACACTTAGTATATACCTGACCTAAACATCTGGGGTCTCGGAAGCAGGCTTCCATATGTATGAATAGTTCCTGTTGGAACCGCAAAAAACTGGGGTATCCCACATCAATCTTGGACCACTGTAGGAAGAA